AGAGCCTCTTCGCCTGCAGTCACATCATCTAATGTGTCTGAGTAACGAACTCTTAATGTGTGGATTTGACCCACTGGTCCTGTCATAGGTTGAACACCAACGATTTCGTTAGCGATCACTGTAGGCATGACCCTTCTTATTACTGGTAGGATAACTCTATTTAAAGTTGCAACATTACCTGCAGAAGTTGCTCCTGCTGTAGCCGACTCAGCCAAATACTTCTTGGTGTTGTCAAGCGTAGCAGACATAACAGACTTCTTATTGCCTTGTAGGCCTTCAAGTAATGCGCTCTTAGTTTCCTGCCATCTACTTTCTAATAGTTCTGACATTGATTTCTCCTTATTTTAATCCTGCAAGTCTTCTAATATCTACGACATTATCTGTTGCAGAATTACTTGCGCCATTTCTAACGTTAGATTCTTCTTTGTTGCCTGTTACTTCTTTTGCCTCGGTAAGTGTCGCCTTCTTCTTTGCCGGAGTGTTACCATCTATAACGGATGGCAAATACTTGTCAAACTGTTTTTGGATATTAGCAGTTTGTACAGACTCCAGTAAGTCTGTCATAATCTCTTTTTGTTCATTGCTCAACGGAGCAGTTAACCCGGAAATTACATCTTTTCTTTTTGCAGTTTCTTGTGCTTTTTTAAACTCAAGATCCTTAGATTCAACTAATTTAGTTGCCTTCTTAACAGTTGCTTTTGCTTCTGCTAATTGCTTGTCTTTCACTTCAACAACTTTTAAAAGTTTAGCAGTTTCTGATTTCTCATTCAAGTAAGAAGTAGTATACTCTTCTTGGAATGTTTCAAACAGTTTTCTACCAAAATCGTTTTTACGTGCAACGTCGATGTCTTCTTTAAGTTGCCCAATCTCTTTTGTAAGAGTTTTTGCAACAGTATTTTCAACAACCTTCGCTCCATTTTTAACGAATTTTTCTTTTACTGTGTTGAGATGCTTCTTAGCCTCTCTAATTAGTCGAACTTTAGTTTCTGCAAGATCTTTCTTATCTTCATGGAATTCAGCAATTTCTTTTGCCAAAGCCTCTACTACAAATTCCTCAAGTTTGCCAAATTTAGTTGACATTACTTTTTGGTCTTCATGTAGTTCGGAAACTTCCTTGCCTAATTGTGCAACAACAAAGTTTTTAAGTAGGTCTGCGTTTTCACGCATTGCCACATGATACTTTGCTCTCGCTTCAGCAAGTTTTGTGCGGTCATCAGCAAATTCCGTAATCTCTTCACCAAGTCTATCCTCAACCATTTTTTCCACTGCTTCAGCCATTACTGACTTATCGTGGTCATATTTTTGAGCAAATTCTTCGCGAAGTTCTGCGGTTACTTCCTGACGGTTTTCAGTGATCTTATCCGCCCATGCTTCTTCTATCGATGCTTTGATGTCTTCAGAAATTACGTTATTCTCAAAAAGTGATTTCAGTGCTTCCAACATCATGTTCTCCTTATTTTAAACCTTGGATAATGTTTACCAAAGATTCTTTCAAATACTTCTGTGCCTTTGTGTCGCCTTTGACTTCGCGAGCCATATTAAATGCCTTATACCCATCTTTGGTATTCATCAAATGCTCGTAAATTGGCGTTGGATATGCGCCTGGAGCAGATGGTTGAGCAACTATATCAACAGTGATAATTTCAAAGTCGCTTACGTTACTATCTTCGTTTACGTTACCTGAACCACGCGATGAAACACCAAGTTTAACTCCGCTTTCCAGCATTGTTTTAACAAGTTGTCCCATCGGCGTAGGTAATACTTTTAACTTTCCATAACCGTTTGGTCCATCCATCCACATTTCTTTAATCATGTGCGAACAACGGTCAAGGTTAATGTTAAGGCCTTCTGGATGATCAACTTCACCAAGAACTGAATATCCTCCTTGAATCTGATCGTTAAGAGTGTTGACAGCCCTACTAATTTCACTTACGGGGTATATACGCTGGTTCGCATTGCGAACGCCACCCTGAATGCAAATACCTTTTAAATGAAGGTCTTTGCCGTCTTCAGTAGATTCCAGAACGATCTGCGCCTGGTCGAATGTCAAGTTCTCACGTAATAGGTTCATCATCTTAGACTATCCTCAACAATTACTTAGAACCAATGATTGACTTACCATCAGTTCCTGTTTCGCCTGCGCCTTTTTTCTCTGCGCCATGGCCTTTAGCGTTTGACATTGACTTAGATGCTTTACCACCTGGAACGTTAACATTGCCGCCATCTTCAGTTTTAGGAGCACTTACAGTACCACCTTTTTCTTCTGATGAACCTTTTGCAATATTAGCAGTTGTTCCGCCCATGTTATTTGCACCAGCAACTGGAGATTTTGCTTTATTGTCTTCGCCTTTTGGCTCAGCAATTTTTTCAACATACTCTCTCATTTGCTCAGTGTTAGATTTAGTACCTTCAAATGCTGGTACTTCGTCTGCTACGCTAAGATCGGATTCAGGAGCAAATGCTTCCTCTTCCTTTTCTTCGTCGTCACCCATGTCGTCCATTGGTGCTTCCTCAGAATCTTCATCGTCACCTTCTTCCTTATCGCCCATCATTTTTTCAAATTCTGCTTTAAGGTCGTCAAGTGCATCTTCTAAATCAACAACACGGTCTTCCATATCTTCGTCATCACCGTTGTCGTCGCCTTCTGCATCGTCGCCACCTTCGATGTCAGCCATCATATCGTCTGCTGGATCTGCTTCTGGCATTGGTTCAACTTCGAATTCGTTCATGTCAAAACCTTCTTTGGTTTCTTCATCGTCGCTTGACTCATCAACTTCTTCGTCAGTTGCTTCGTCAACTGCTTCATCATCTAGATCTGACTCTAATAATGACTCATAAATGTCACGTGATTTTTCTACTACAATCTCGTGGAATAATTCTTCTGCGCCTGCCTTGTCTTCATTGACAAGTTTTTCAAGCAT